AATCGTTAGTGAAGCCCATACTGGATCCTCCCAGCTGAAAGAAGTCGGTGACTCCCGCTACAGCAGGGGCCGAAGTCGTATTCTCCTTGTCGTAGAAAATGAACATCTGAACCAGCGAGGGTTGAGGTCCAGGGTTGTACGTCACGTCATACGGTGCCGGACTGATCACGCCCTTAATAGTAGCTTTAGTCAAGCGAATGCGGTTACCAATTCTCTGATTCTGAGCAACTCCTTGGTTGACTGCAAACCCGCCTGTGGTAAAACAAACGGGCTGAGCAGCCAATGCAGCAGCGTTGGAGGGAAGGATATCCGCTCCAAGGTCAAAGTCATTAATGACTTTCTTCTCGGCAACCTGTTGAACAGTCTGCCTAATCAATTTCTTAAGGCTCCCCTTCTTAGACTTCTTAACAGAACGTCTCTTCAAAACTCGCTTCTTCTTGAAAATTCTCTTTGCCATGATTAAATTGTGAAAACTAGTCTAAAACTACGGTCCCCGGCTCCTGCGGTCCCGCCTCGCTGCCGTCCTCGTTTTAGCCTAGTAGATAATATCCAAATTTATCAAAGTGGGCTTGATCGTCCAAATAGGGATCGGGGACATCGTCGCGAGGGCCCTCCTCCTCACCCTCGCATTCGCGGGGATCGCTACGCTCCCCCCGCTCGGTGCTGAGGCTTCGAATCGTCGGTCCTGGTTCTAAAGGGTTAGGGTTTTGGGTCTCATTATGGGCACGAGTCCATTCGGGAAAAGCGTCCCTCATTCCCAAAATAAAAACACGTCGGGTGATTGCATCCACCGTCTTCTCGTCATCCCAGATTTCCGAGGGTCTGTACTGGGAGGTTACAATAATCTTCCGAGGTCGAATAAATAAGTAACCCCCCTTAAATTGCGCCTGGAACGCATAACGATCCAGCCACCGTTTCATGTCTCCGCCCTGCTTTACCTGAAATTTGTCGAAATCATCAATGATCACGACTTCCTGGCCATCGTAGCCATCCCACCAAGGAGTTGTCGGGTCCTTGACATACGCGTCCGGGTATCGTTCACGAGCGCTGCGGGACTTCCCACAGCCAGTGTCGCCAACGATCCATTCATGGTCTAGCGCGCCATCTATCGTGCTCCTGTTCCAGCCACACTCAGACACCGCTTTGACCGCATACTGAATATTCTTGAGTTTGGAACACAAGATATCCTTAGGAACGTCCTGTAAACGTCCCTCTTTAACGGCATCAAATGCGTCTGCCCATCTTCGCTTTTCTCCGATGCCTTTTTCTGCCGGCGAGAGCGGCTTGGTACCTTTTTCAAAAACGTCCCCATCCTTCTCACAGTAAACATCGTTCTGTTCAGGTGTCCCACGCATCACCTCCCAATGATTGTCACGAATTGAATACTTCTTCTTCAGTGCTGATAGTGTCATTTGATTTTCAAAGCACACATATCCTTGTAGGTGCGGGGTGCCTGTTGTTGGTGCTACTTCTTTACCGAACTTAACATATTTGCACTCCCACCCCTTGACAATATCCACCTCTTCGGATGAATAATTGTTAATAACAAAAATAAAGTTTCGGGATCTGTTCATCTTAATAAATTATGAAAAACATCTCATCTCACTAGGTCTAGGGTAATACTGGCCCTAGACCTCGTGAGTAAATCCTAAAGGGTTAAATATCTGTATAGTGCGCTTCGGTACACCAAGCGAACTTAGCAGGAATACGCGTGGCCCCGTAGGCTGTGCCGTCCGATGCCGTTGCCACCAACATGAAATACAATCCACGGCTTGTCGCATTTGCACTGTTGTCATTGTAACGAACAATCTTCGGCAGCATCTTGGTCAGATCAACCGAAAAGGCGTTCGTCATCTTGTAGTCGTTGTTCCCGTGGGCCTGAGCTGCCGCTACGTATCCCGTTCCGTCATACTTCTGATAGCCCACCTTAAACGTCTGTCTGTGGAGCACAGAGTAACGATCAGTATTGATAGGCAGCCATGTGTCGATCAAATCGTTAGTGAAGCCCATACTGGATCCTCCCAGCTGAAAGAAGTCGGTGACTCCCGCTACAGCAGGGGCCGAAGTCGTATTCTCCTTGTCGTAGAAAATGAACATCTGAACCAGCGAGGG